TGGAGGCGGGCAATATCGGCACCAGCCACGCGCTCTACAAGGAACGGGCCGACTGGCTGGATCAGCAGGTCTCGAAAGCCGTGCTCGGTCAGACGACCTCCACGGACGCGATCTCGGGCGGTCACGCGGTCTCGAAAGAACACCGGGAAGTCCAGGAGGACATCGAGCGCGCCGACGCGGTCGAACTACAGGGGATCCTGAACCGGGATCTCGTGCGGCCCTTCGTCATCCTCAACCACGGTCCGCGCAAGCACTATCCCCGACTGATCATCGCCCGGCCGGAGCAGGAAGACCTCACATCGCTGGCCACCGCGCTTGGAACGCTAGTGCCTCTGGGCCTTCAAGTTGCCGAGCAGGAGATCCGGGGCAAATTCGGCCTGCGCGAGCCTGCGAAGGGCGAGGCAATCCTTGGCCAGAAATCCGCCGATCCGGCCAAAACGGCCCCACCAGCACCCGTCTCGGAGGAGGAAGAGGCCGAGAATAGTGCTGAGAGCAAAATTGAATACCGTTTGAATACCCTTCTCGCCGATTTGCGGTGCTCCACCCCCGAAAGCACCCAGTCGCGTTATACGGGCCGCTCAGCGGCTCTGTCCGAAACCGACCTTCTGGCCGATCGGCTGGCTGAAGAGGCGGATCCGCTGGTCGAGGACATGCTCGGCACCATCAGGGCCATGCTCGAGGGCGCATCGGACTTCGCCGAATTCCGGGAGCGGCTGCTGGCCGGGTTTCCCGAATTGGCGGCGGAGGAGCTGGCCGGTGTCATGGCTGCCGCCATGATGGCGGCGGAGGCCGGTGGGTGGGTGCTGACCGAGGAGGAAGCTGGTGACTAAGGGAGACGGACAAACGATGGCTCGCCAATTCCGCAAGGGTTTGGAGATCGCTCGGACAAACCCAGAATTCATCACTTCCGTGAGCGCGTTGCTCGATCAAGCGATATCAGATCGCTGGACACCTCGAGAATGGCAGACAGCATTTGCTGACCTAGCCGCGTCGATGATGAATTCTCAATCAAGTCGGGGCGATGGGTCGGCAGGATGCCCTCTGCGCGCAGGGCATGATCCATTATGATGAAGGCGCGCACTAGGCGGAGGACCCCGTGTCTCGTTGCGAATGGCCACTGCTGCAATTGCAAAATGTTCAGCTCACGAAGGCGTTCCATCCGATACACAGCATCTTCAAAGTCCGGCTCAGCCGCGGGCGTTGGAAATCCCGTCTCGGATGCCTGGAGGAAGCCCAGCAAGACCACCAACAGTTCCTCGTTCACTAGATCATCGCTCATGGATGACGGATAAATGACCGGAGCTGATTCGACCATCCGCGCCACTTTCCGCAAGCCCTTCACCGAGCAGGTCGCCGCGTTTCGATTGCGCCTGGGCAACCTGGTGCCGACGGCGCGGTGGGACGATCTACAGCGCAACGCGCATGACCGCGGCTTCATGGTGGCAGGCGCGATGAAGGCCGACCTTCTGGCCGATCTGGCGGCTGCGGTCGACAAGTCGATCGCCGAAGGGACCGGCATCGCGGCTTTCCGCGCGGAATTCGAGGAGATCGTGACGCGGCATGGCTGGGCGGGCTGGACCGGCGATGGCACCGAACGGGGCCGCGCCTGGCGCACGCGCGTCATCTATTCGACCAACATGCGCACCACCATGGCGGCCGGGCGTCTGGCGCAGCTGCGCGACGGCAATTTCCCCTTCTGGGTCTACCGCCACAGTGGCGCGGTCGAGCCGCGCCTTGACCACCTGAGTTGGGATCGCGTCGTTCTGGCGGCCGATCATCCCTTCTGGGTTACGCATTACCCGCCGAACGGCTGGGGTTGCGGTTGCCGCGTGCGCGGTGCCCGCAGCCGGGAGAGCGCGCGGCGGGTCGGTGGGGATCCGACCAAACCCCTACCCGACAACTGGCAAACGCGGGATCCGCGCACCGGCGCACCGGTCGGGATCGACAGGGGCTGGGATTATCGTCCGGGCGATACGGTCACACCCGAGGTGCTCGGTCTGAGGCGCAAGCTCGATTTCCTGCCCGAGCGCCCGTCGATCGCGCTGATCCAGTCCTGGCTGAACCATGACGCCTTCTCTCGCTGGCTCAAAGATCCTGACGGGTCCTGGCCGCTGGTCCGATTACCCAAGGACAAGGCTCGCGCGTTGGGTTCGCCGGACAAGACCGTCGCCGATCTGACCGCCGAAACCATGCGAAAGCAGCTGCAGGCGCATCCCGAGCTTAGGTTGATCGACTATCTGCAGGCGCAAAACGTGGTGGACCGACCGACACTCTCGTTTACGGACGATCGCGGAGGCCTGATCTTTGTCCAGTCGGACACGAGTGGCGGGTACACGCTGGTGATCAAGGCGACGCGCAGCGGATCGAGGCTGATGGTCACAAGCCTGCGTCGCCTGTCGGGCAGCGGCCCTCTGCGCGAGGCCGAGATACGGCGTCTGCTGGCGCGGTCCCGTGATCTGGGGGAGTCAAGTGCGGGCGGTGGGGCCTCCCGCCGATATAGCTCAGCAACCCCACATGGCGCTCCGAGATCGCTCTCGTGCTACGGCCGGGAGAATTTCACCGTGTCACGCCCGCTGAAGGAGATATAGCCATGTACTCGGTTGAATACAACGACGACGACGTCAGCGCCGGTCTGGCGAGCCTCTCGGTCGTGCTGACCGATATGTCGCCGGTGATGAACCAGATCGGCGAAATCCTGGAGGACAGTACCGACGAGCGATGGCAACAGGGCATCGCGCCTGACGGTACCCCCTGGACGCCCAAATCGCAGACCACGCTGGATGCCTACAAGCGGCGCGGCCTGCGCGCTTCGCCCCTTCCGCTGATCGGACCAAACGAAAGCGGCGTCCCGCTGCGCCAGTCGATCTTCCGCCAGTATGGTCCGGACTACGTCGAGCTTGGCACGAACGCCATTCAAGCGGCCGTGATGCAGTTCGGGGCGGCAAAGGGCGCTTTTGGCACCTACCAGGGCAAGGGCTTCGGTGGCAGCACACCAACGATCTCGATCCCCTGGGGCGACATCCCGGCACGTCCCTTCCTGGGCGTCTCGGAGGCCGATCGCACCAACATCCTGGACGAACTGGCCGAGCAGTTGGCCGACGCGACGCGGAGATAACCCTCCTGAGCTTGGGGGCCGACCGGTGGTCCTGGGGGCCATAGGTTGGCCACATGAGCAAGACAGCCTTCATCCCTGCCGAGATGTCCGCGATACCGCTTTCCGATGCGTCGGAGAGCGTGCCCGAGTGGATCCATCTTCTGCCCGCGCCCCGAAACGGGCGGATCGAGACGCAGGATAGTCGCGGTCCGTACCTGATCGCGGATCAGCAGGCGATCATCGACACCACCTTTGCGCGCAGCCCGAAGGTGCCGGTCGATATCAACCACTCAATCCACCGCGCCGCGAAAGCGGGTCAGCCCTCCCCTGCCGTGGGCTGGGTGACCGAGATGCAGGCCCGCGAGGACGGTATCTGGGGCAAGGTCGACTGGAGCGCTCAAGGCGAGGAGCTTTTGCAAGGCAAGGCCTATCGCGGGATCTCGCCGGTCATCGCGCATGACAAGGCAAAGCGGGTTGGGGCCATCACGGCCGTCAGCCTGATCAACACCCCCAATCTGCGCGGTCTGACCGCGCTTCACAGCGAGGAAACAGACATGGCTTTCAGCCAGAAACTGGCGAAACTGCTCGGTCTCGAGGAAGGCGCGAGCGAAGAGGACATCCTGGAGGCGGCGCAGTCGGCTCTGGGTGGCTCGGGTGAGGATGGCGAGACGGAGGCCGCGCAAAGCGCTCTCGATCAGATCGCGCCTGTGCTGGGCCTGAAGGCCGGTGCCAGCGTCGATGACATCGTCGAGGCAGCGCAATCCAAGGTCGAGGCCGCGGATGCCGAGGTCGAGGCGCTGCAGGCGACGGTCAAGGAGCTGGGCGGCACGATCACCGAGCTGAGCGAGGGGCGCGCGCGCGACAAGGCTGAGGTCTATGTCGATGGCGAGATGAAGAAAGGCCGGGTGGGTCTGAACGCCAAGGTGCGCGACACCTACGTCTCCATGCACATGGAGGACCCCAAGAAGGCCACCACGCTGATCGAGGCGATGCCGATCCTGACCGGTGAGCTGCCGATGGTTGCGCCGCAATCGTCCAGCACGCTCGAGGACAAGACCGGCGAGCAGATCGCCACACAAGCCCAGGAGCTGATCGCCAAGCGCGCGCAGGGAGGCATCACGCTCTCCTTCCTCGATGCGCTGTCTGAAATCGAGGGGGGCACGGCATGATCGTGACATTCATCAAATCCTTTGTTGCCGACACCGAAGTCGGCCCGAACCTGATCGTCGCGTTCCACGATCCCGCCAATGACGCGACGGTCGAGCTGGCCAGCGCCAACACCGACGCCCTTCTCGGGGTCTCCGACAGCCTGGGTGCCGAGGCAGGAGCTATGGTCGACGTCAAGATGGGCGGCTTCGTGCCGGTCAAGCTGGGCGGCACCGTCCAGGCCGGGCAGCCGGTCACTGCCAACGCCACCGGCCAGGGTATCGCGGCGACCGCTGCTGTGGCGACGACTGTCCGTTTTGTCGGCTTCGCGGTGGAGCCGGGCGTCTCCGGTGACATCATCGACGTCTTCTTCGCTCCTGGTGTGATCCACCAGGGCTGATCCTGATCTGAAAGGACCTATCACATGGCTCCCCGCCGTCCCTTTGTTACCGACCCTGTCCTCACGTCCATCGCCGTCGGGTACAAGAACCCCGCTGGTGCACGCATTGCAGACATGGTGATGCCCCGCCAGCCGGTGCCGGCCGAGAAATTCAAGTGGACTGAATACCCGCTGGCCGAGGCCTTCAACACGCCGGATGCGCAAGTGGGCCGCACCGGTCGCGTCAAGCAGCTGGAATTCGGCGGCACTGAAAAGACCGACAGCGTCGACGATTACGGTCTCGAAACGCCGATCCCGTATTCCGACATTCAGGCGGCCGCTACCGCGCGGGCCAACGGCTTGTCCAAGTACGACCCGGAGCGCCATTCGGTGAACATGCTGATGGAGACCATCGAAAACATCCGCGAAGCGCGCGTTGCGGGCATCGTACACAACCCCGACACCTACGCCGCGGCACGGCGCATCGCGCTGACCGGCACGGATCGCTTCGACGATTACGCCAATTCCGACCCCATTCAGGTGATCAAGGACGCAATCCTCGGCACGCTGATCTATCGCCCCAACACACTGGTTCTGGGTATGGAAGTCTGGAGCTTCCTCAGTTCGCACCCCAAGATCGTGAACGCGATCAAGGGCAACCTGACGGACGAAGGCATCGTGACGCGCGAACAGTTCGTCGCCCTCTTTTCCGGCGAAGGCATCACCCAGCTTCTGGTGGGCGACGCCTGGACCAACAGCGCCAAGCCCGGCCAGGACCCGGTTCTGAGCCGCGCCTGGGGGAAGCACATCTCGCTCCTGCACATCAACCCGATGGCCGCGGTCGAGGGAGGTGGCATTACCTTCGGCATGACAGCCGCTCTCGGGGGCCGCATTGCTGGCCGGATCGAGGACAAGGACGTCGGTCTGCAGGGCGGCGTCCGGGTCCGGACCGGCGAGCGGTTGAAGGAGCTGATCATCGCCAAGGATGTCGGCTACTTCATCCAGAACGCGATCAGCTGAGGGGGGATGATATGAGCGATCAAGCCCAAACCCCAGATCCCAAGGCCGCACCCGCGGCCAAGGCTCCGACCAAGGAGAAGGTCGCGGCCAAGCCGAAAGCCTCGGCCCGCACCAAGGCCGCAACTAAGGCGCCCGCTCAAAAGGCGGCGGCGCCTGCGAAGCCGAAAACGACCAGCTTCAAGGCCGTCTCGAACATCCGCAAGGGCGGCAAGCCCTACAAGCCCGGTGACCCCATCGAGCTGACCGAGGCAGAAGCGGTCGAGCTGAAGGCAGCCAAGGCGATCTAACGAGGCAGGCGCGCCCCTTTCCTGGCAGCGGGGGCGCGCGGCAAGGCGGCGGGCGGGCGAGCAGACATCCCCCCAGGTGGCGCGCCCGCCGCAATTCAATCTCAGACGGTGGTGGGGGCAGCCGGGGCCAACATGGCAATGCGGTCCACCGCTGGAGAACGTGAGGCTAACCCCGCCCATTGGCGCGAGCGATCACCGAACCCGGCAGTCATGCCCCGCTAATCACGAAGGACCCCGCAATGTACACGACGCAACAGAAACTGGAAGACCGCTACGGCGCCCAGGAGCTGGTGCGTCTGACTGATCGCAACGAGGTCGCGACCGACACGATCGACGCGGCTATCGTCGCCGACGCCATAAGCGAGGCCGTCGCCATCATCGACGGATACCTGGCGCGCCGCTATGCCCTGCCGCTTGCCGAAACCCCGCCCCTGATCGCCGGGATCGCCCGCATCATCGCCTATTGGAAGCTGCACATCGTCACCCCAGACGAAAAGACACAAGACGAGTACGAAGGGGCCATGACGCAGCTGCGCGAGATCGCCGATGGCACCATTCGGTTGCCGCTTGGCGAGGTCGAGCCAACCGAAACGGGCGGAACCGGCGCCCGCGTGACGGATCGCGACCGTCCGATGTCCGCCGACCAGATGAGGGGCTGCATCTGAGGCGGACAGCGGTCAAAGAGCGCCTGGAGGACCAGGGGCCGGTGTTGCGGCACCGCGTGGAGCTGGCAACGGGGTTTGCCGAGCTGATGCGCGCCAAGCGTCGGCCGTCCTCGCCCATTGCCGCCTATGTGGCGCCTGTCGGGCTGCGCGGCAAACCCGCCGATGTGGTCAGCGGCCATTACAGCCAGGACATCCAGGAGACCCTGAGCGTGATCCTGTTTGCCCGCGGCGGCACCAAGGATGGCGACCGGGCACTCGAGGACATCGCCGATCTTGTCCGCGACGTCATCAGGGCTATCGCGGGCTGGACGCCGTCGGACACCGTCGGGCTTTTTGCATTCGTTCAGTCGGGCGTCGCGAACTGGAACGAGGGCATCCTGATTTACCAATGGCAGTTCGCCATCGATGACAGACTGAGGATCACCACATGAGCAAGTCTCCCAGACCCATCACCAAACTGCCGGGCAACGGCGGCAGCTACACCCTGACCAAAGGCCGTCTGAAGAGGCAGCCCCTTCCGAGCCAGGCCGACGCAAAGGCTGATGAGCCGACCCAAGACAGCGCCGGATCGACCGGTTTGAAGGAGGATTAAACGATGATTTACGCCCGTGAGAAGGTGGTGCTGTTCGGTCTGGAAAGCAGCTATGGCACCGATCCGGCGCCGGGTGCGTCCGCCGGCGTCCTGGCAAAGAACTTCACCTTGTCTCCGATGCAGGGGGAGGACACCGCGCGCGAGCTCGATACGCCCTGGATGGGCGATAGCGGAACGATCCCGACGGGCGTTCACCGCAAGCTGAGCTTTGCCGTCGAGCTGGCGGCGTCGGGCACTGCCGGCGTGGCACCGGCCTGGGGGCCGATGCTGCGTGCCTGCGGTGTGGCCGAAACGATCGTTGCCGACACGTCCGTCACCTACAACTCGGTGACGAACGGGCACGAAAGCGGTGCTTTCTACTTCTTCAACGGCGCCACGCTTTACAAGCTCCTGGGCAGCCGCGGCAACGCGGTCCTGGAATTCCCCTCGGGCGGCGTGCCGACCATACAGTTCGACATGACCGGCCTTTACAGCCCGGCAGCGCAAGGCACGGCACCGACGCCAACGAACCTGGCGGAATTCAGGAGCGCGACCGAGTTCGGCGACGCCAACTCGCAACCTCTTGCGCTCAATGGGACGGACCTGGGCACAGGACGTGTCCGTTTCGACCTGGGCAATACTGTCGAACATCGCCCGGTAACGGGGGCCGAAAGCGTCGTGATCTCGTCCAAGTCGGGGATGATCGAGGCGACGGTGGACGCGGTGCCCCTTTCCACCTTCGATCCCTTCGCGTTGGTCACCAGCATGGCGGATGTGGCGCTGAGCCTGCAGCACGGCAGCGGCGCGGGCAATGTCATGTCGCTGGCGGCGACCAAAGCCCAGATGATGCTGCCCGGCGATCTGCAGGCCGACAAGAACGTCACGCAATGGCCCCTACGGCTTAAACCCCGCCCCAACGCTGGCAACGACCAGTGGACCCTGACACTCACCTGAGGATAACGACATGTTCAATATCGACGCCCGCCCGACCTTTACGGTTCCTGTCGAGGTGCTGGGACCGACCGACGACGCGCCTGACGGGCAAAGCATCACCGTCACGTTCCGCGCCTATCCCGAGAGCGAACTTGAAGGGTTCGCGGCCTTCACCAGGGAGGGTCAGTCCGGCCTTTTGCGCAAGGTCGTGGTCAATGTCGATGGTGTGATCGACGACGACAACAAGCCCGTCCCTTTCTCGGACGCGCTCATGGACAAGCTGCTCGACTGGGGTGGTGCGCGCGTAAAGATCATACAAGCCTATTCCAAAGGGCTGCTGACCGCAAAAATGGGAAACTGAAATGGGCTGGTCGTGCCTGGGCGGCCGGTCAGCTCCTGCGCAAGTCCGACAGCGAGATCGACGAGGTCGCCGAGGATGCGCGCCGTTTCGGGATCGATCCATCCCGGCTGCGCGGCGCGGTACCAAAGGGCGGGCTCTGGCCCTGGCATGCCCAGGCGGCCAAGGCCCTTGTCGCGTCCCAGACACAATGGCGGTTCCTGGGCGGTCTGTCATCGATGGCCACGGGGCTTGATTACGGCGGCGTGCGCGATGCCTGTGCGCTGGCCGGGATCGACCTGACCGAGGCGCTGTTTTTTGAGCTGCGCGTCATGGAAGGCGCGGCCCTGAACGAGATGAACCGGAGACGCGGATGACCCTCAAGCTGAGCATACTGGTCCAGGCGATCACCGACAGCGCCAAAAAGGGCATCGACAGCCTTGCGGGCTCCACGACGGCGCTCGGCAAGACCACACGGACGGCGGCGGCACAGACCCAGACCTCCACCCGGTCCCTTGGCGCTTTTGGTCGGGCGGCCTCTGGCGCGCGCTCGCGGCTCGGCGCGCTGCGGTCTTCGGTCGCCGCCTATATCCGCGATCTGCGCAACGTCGAAAGCGCCAACCGGACGGCGACGGGCAGCGTGGCGAACCTGACAGCGCAATTCAACGATATCGGCGTCATGATGGCGGCGGGGCAAAACCCGCTCCAGCTGGCCCTGCAGCAAGGGACCCAGATCACCCAGGTGCTGGGACCGATGGGCGCAGCTGGAGCGGCCCGGGCCCTGGGCAGCGCGTTGGTGTCGATGGTCAACCCGGTGTCGCTGATCACCATCGGCTCTATCCTCGCAGGTGCGGCGATGATGCAATGGCTGACCGGCGCCAGCGACGAGGCCGAGAGCCTGGAGGAGCGGATCGACGGGCTGATCAGCAGGATCGAGGATTACCGCAAGAGCGCGCGCGAGGGTAATGGCGATCTGCTGGAGCGCTTCGGCGAGGTGACGCCGGAGCTGCTGGAATTCCGGGATCTGGGTCTGGAACTGGACCGCGACGGGTTTCTGACCGAACTGCGCAAGCTCGGGGCGGACGGGGCCGATGCGCTGATCGATGAGATGCGCGGCCGCTGGACCAGCCGCGGTTCTGTTCTGGATGACCTGTTGCCTGCGGACACGTCGCGGCGCGGCGCGCGCGGCAATCAGCGTCAGAACCGGGCGGCCCTGACCACCGCCTTTGACGCGATCGACACCGACGCCGGGCTTGAAGAGCAACTTGCGCAGGTCATGGCCGTGCGCGATATGATCAGCGCCGCAGCAGATGAACAGGGCAATCTCAACACCACCCAGATGGAGTTTCTGAGGGGTTGGATCGAGGTTGAGGAAGCCATCCGTCTTGCCCTTGCGGCCGAGCGGGAAACCGTTACCGCAATGGAGCGCAAGGTCACGCTGGCCCAAGAGGTGGCCGGTCTCTCCCGGGCCGAAAGCGAGGCCGCCGCCGGGGCCGCCCGAACGATCCTTGAAGGACTGCAACAAGAGGCCGCGCTGCGCCAGGCGATCCGGCAATTCGGTGAGGACAGCGTGCAGGTTGCCGCCCTGCGCGCCGGAGCCGAGCGCCGGGTGCTGGACGAGACGCTTGCCACCCTGGACGTCTCCGAGAGCATGAAGGACGAAATCCGCGCCGCGTTCGATGCCTCGCGCGGCATCGCATCCGTCGATATGGCGGGCAACATCTCGCTCGCGGCGGACGAAGCCAGTCGGCTATTTTCCAATCTCTCGGCCGCGCTCAACCTGTCGCCGACCTATGGCGCGCGCTCAGTCGAGAGCGGCATTGCCGGGGGCGACATTCCGGACTGGGCCCGCGAGGATCTGCCCGAGACCGACGCTGATCGCGCGATGGCGGGCATTCTGGCCAACCGCCGTCGCGAGGCCCGCAAACCGGCCAAAAAAAGCGCACGCGGAGGCAGCCGTGCCTCGGATTACGAACGGGAACGTGAAGCAGTCTCAGATCTGATCGCGGAACTGCAAACCGAGCTTGACGTGCTGCGCGAGAGCGATCCGGTGCGCAAGGAGATGCTGCGGCTGCGGGGTGAACTGGCGGGCGCGACCGAGGCGGAGACCGGGACCATTGCCGATCTGATCGCGCAGCGCGTCGCCGAGACCGCCCAGATCGAGGCCCAGCAAAGCGCCTACGACTTCCTCAGCCAAACCATCTCGGCCAGCATGTCCAGCATCCGCGCCGAAGGCGCAAGCGTCGAGGATGTGTTCGAGAACATTACCGCCGCGATCCTTGATGCGACCATCCAGGCGCAGCTCTTTGGTCAGGGACCGTTTGCCGGGATCTTCGGGACCGCCGATAGCGGCGGGTTGATCGGCGGCGCACTCAAGGGGCTCTTCCCGAACCTATCGACCGGGGGGCGGGTCACAGGGCCCGGGACCGGAACCTCCGACAGCGTGCCTGCGTTCCTGTCGACGGGCGAGTTCGTGGTCACCGCCGCCGCGACCGCGCAATACGGCGATCTGCTGGAGGCGATGAACGCCGGGCAGTTGGCCTCGATGCAGGAACTGGCGCCGGTTACCGGGGCCGCGGGCGGGCCGATCTATCCGCGTCAACCGTCAGCCCCCACCGTGAACCTGATCTCGCCCTTCGATCCATCCCGCGTGATCGACGCGATGAAGGCGGAGCTGGCCAGAACGCCGCCCGCCTACATCACCGATGCCTCCCCTGCCCCAGGCCCATCCACCGGCGGTCAAGCGCCAGGTCTGCATGTTACCATCGAGATCACTGGCAGTCAGACATCAACCGACACCGAGGACGCCGCCTATCGTGGCATGCAGCGGGCGCTTGACGAATATGATCGGGTGCAGTTCCCGATCAGTTTCGAGCGCCAGCGGCGCGAGCCCTGGAGGCGTTAGGCGATGCTGACCTTCCCGCTGTCGCCTGCCGATTTCATCGATCGGCTACCGATCAAATCGGTGACGCCCGACTTGCCCGAAATTGTCTCGATGAGCCAGACCGGTGGTGGCGATATCCTCACCGAAGATCTCAGCCCGCGTTTGTGGCGCGGCGAGGTTCTGCTGGCCAAACTGACCCCCGACGAGGCGTCAGCGGCCATGGCGTTGATCCAGGCGGTTCGCGGTCCGGGGCGGTCCTTCATGGCCTACGATACGCGGCATCCCGCGCCCCGGAACGACCCCGATGGCAGCGGGCTTGTCGGCGCCACGCCGCGCATCCAGAGCCTGGGCGCAAATCCGCGCACGCTGAGCCTGCACGGTCTTCCAGCCGACTATGTGCTTTTGCGTGGTGACATGCTGTCCTTCGATTATGGCGCGGGCCCGGTGCGGACAGCGCTGCATCAAGTGGTGGATGAGACGGTGACCGCCAATCAGGGCGGGGCCACACCGGAGTTCGAAGTGATCCCGTTCGTGCGGGCCGGGGCGGCGGCCGAGGCCGCCGTGACCCTGATCAAACCGGCGTGCAAGGCGGTGATCCTACCCAATTCGGTGACAGTGGGCACCAATGGCGTCTGGATGACCGAAGGCGTCGCGTTTTCCTATGTGCAGACGCTGAGGTAGAAATGCGGATTTGGAGCCCCCTTCTGAGAAGCCACTACGCCGCGCGAAAGGGGCGGTATGCCCGTCTGCTCTTTTGGGTCGCGGCGCGCGATCGGGATACCCAGCAGACCGAAACACTGGGTCTGTGGACCGGGGACGATCATCTGGATTTCGAGATCGCGGGCGAGATCCGTACCTATTACGGTGCGGGCACGCTGCTCGGGGCCGACCCGCTCAACCTTACCATCGGCCTTGAGGTCAGGACCCAGCGCGTGGTCTTTTCCGCAATCGCACCCGAGGTCGAGCTCGCGCTGCGCGGTTACGACACCAAGCTGGCGCCGGTAGAAATGCATCTGGCGCATTTCGACCCGCTCTCCGGTGTCTTGCTGGAAGAGCCGGAGCCGCGCTTCAAGGGGGTGATCGACCAGCTGGAAATCATCACGCCGGAAGCCGGTGGAGAAGCCGCTGCGACCTGCACCCTGATCAGCGCGGCCTATCGGTTGCGCAATACGCTTTCGCTCAAAAAATCAGATGCCGCACTGCGGGCGCGGGCACCCGATGACGGGTTCCGCAAGGATACCGACATGACAGGTTCCATCGATGCGGTCTGGGGCGAGCTGCGCGCGAGCGCACCGCCCGCGAACGATCCGAGCCCATCGGCGATCCCGTCCAGGCCGACAGCTGTGGAGGAGCCAAGATGAAGCGGCGCAAGGATTGGATGTCGCGTCTGACCGGCTATGTCGGCAGGACCGCGCGGCTGTCAATCGACCCCGGCACTCATGACTGCGCGCTGTTTCTCGCAGGCGCCGTGCTGGCGATGACGGATGTGGACTTTGCCGCCCCCTATCGCGGCCGCTACACCACCTTGCGGGGCGGCCTGCGCATTCTGCGCAAAGACGGGTTCGAGGATCATATCGCGCTGGCCCGTTACCATCTCGAGACGCGCCCAACAGCCTTTTTACAGGTCGGCGATGGAGCGGTGGTCGATACGCCTTTGGGCCCGGCTTTGGGGGTCGTGCAGGGCCCGTCGATATACCTGGTCGGGTATGAGCGGCAGGAAGTGATGCCGCTGACCTCGGCGGCTTACGGGTTCACGGTCTGATGCCCCCGGTTGGCGCTTTCTTCGCGGGTCTCGCCGGGGCTGGCCTGGCCGCCGGGCTTGCGGGCACGGCCGCTGCCAGCACCTGGCTTGCGGGTGTCACGGTTGGCAAGTTTCTGACATCGACGGTCGGGCGGTTGCTGGTGACCGTTGCTCTGAGCGCCTTGCAGGCCGCGCAGATGGACAAACCGACGAGCCAGGTCGCCGGTCTGCGGACCAGTCAGACGATGACGGGTGGCACCAATCCGGCATCTTTCGTGATCGGGGCAGAGTATGCCACCGACGGTCAATTGGTAACCCCGCCGATGAGCCATGGCAGCGCGGGCGGGCTGCCCAATGCCTACCTGAACTATGTGATCGAGCTGTCCGATCTGCCGCTATCGGGTCTTAATATGCTGGTGCTGGATGGCGAGCTTGTCGAGCTGGGCACTCAGGCACATGCGGATTATGGCCTGCCGGTTCTGGGGCGGTTCGCGGATCATGCCTGGGTCCGGTTCTACGACGGCACACAGACCGCCGCCGACCCGATGCTGATGGATAGATACGGCGACTACGAGCGGCCCTGGGGCTCTGATCGCATCGGGGCGGGTATTGCCTATGCCGTTCTGACCTTCCGCTATAATCGCGAGATCTTTGTCCAGTTTCCTCGCGTGCGCTTCGGGGTGGGCGGTATTCCGCTTTACGATGCGCGCAAGGACAGCTCGGTCGGCGGTGTCGGCGCACATCGCTGGGCGGATCCTGCGAGTTGGGAGCCCAGCTCGAATACTGCCGTCCAGATCTACAACATTCTGCGCGGGATCGACCTGGGTGACGGACATATCTGGGGCGGTGGCGCGGAGGCGGAGGATCTGCCGCTCGATATCTGGTGGGCCGCAATGAACGCCTGCGATGTCCAGATCGAGCGCGCAGATGGCAGCTTTGAGAATGCTTATCGATCGGCCTTCGAGATTGCGGTCAGCGATGAACCGGCCAGCGTCATCGATGAGTTGCTCAAGGCCTGCGGAGGACGGATGGCGGAAGTGGGCGGCGCCTACAAAATCCGCGTCGGCGGGACCGGTCTGCCGGTGTTCTACTTCACCGATGACGATGTGGTTGTCTCGGAAACACAGAGCTTCAAGCCGTTTCCGACCGCCAACAGTATCTATAATGGTGTGCATGCCAGCTATCCCGACCCGGATGCGGCCTGGCAATCGCGCGAAGCCCCGGCCCGCTATAACCTGATCTATGAGCTGGAGGATGGTGGCCAGCGCCGGGTTGCCGATCTGCGCCTGCCCACCGCGCCCTATCCCGATCAGGTCCAACGCCTACAGCTGAGCTATCTCAAGAACGAGCGCCGCGCGCGCCAGCACTCGTTGACGCTGGGCCCCGATGCGACCCAGCTCGAACCGCTCGACGTGGTCGGTTACAGCTCGGGGCGCAACGGGTACATCTCAAAGAGCTTTGAGCTTACCGCCACGACCGACCCCCTGATCACCGGTAACCCGACGCTTGGCCTGCGCGAGACCGATCCCGGCGATTACGACTGGTCGCCGACATTCACCCTGCCATCGAGCGCCCCGGCGTCGCGCAAGGTGCCCATTCCCACCTTGAGCGTTCCGGGCTTCAATGCGTTTGCGTTTGTCCAGACCGATGCGCTGGAGATAGAGCGCCGCGTCCAGATCCGCATCGTCTGGAACGCGGACGCGATTGAGGCGCCGGGCATCCGCTGGGAGGTTCGCCTGCGCACGACAGGCCAGCAGGTCACGCAAGGGAGCACATCCCGCATGGCAGCGGGTGAGGCA